CCTTCTATTATCAGAGAACATTGGTACGGTTACTAGGCTTGAGTGTGCCTAGATACTTAAATATTACACTTGCTTCAAATCAAAATAATAGCGCAGCCACTAGCGCTTCCCAAGGTGGCAATAATGATATTAACAGTGCGTCACAACCTGTTAATCTCTTTGCTTCAGTTGTGACAGATGGTCAAGGTCAGATAGATTCTGTTTCGACCACACAATTTGTTTCTGATTCTAATGTAGTTTCAGCTACAAAAGCTTTAGCTATTGATATAGATCCTTCATTTATTAATAGTTCTACTGATCTTCTTTCTCAAGAGATCAAGGATTTCTTATCTAAACCTGTACCTTTGATTTCTGGTACTTTTACTACTACTGATACTTATTCTGTTTTTCCAGAATATATATCTCCCAATGATATTTTAGGTAGTAATTCGGGTATGATGGCTGATAAACTCAAAGGTTATTTAGGTTTTAGAGCTACTACTGTACTTCGCTTAGTTGTTAATGCTACTAGGTTTCAACAAGGTAGATATAATCTACAATTTGTTCCTACTGGCGGAGCTATAGTTACTTCTACTAACACTGCACGCGCTCGTGTTAATGCTGTTACTAGTACTTTGGTTCAGCGTATTCAGCTCCCTCATGTTGAATTAGATCTTAATTGTGATACTGAATGTACTTTGAAATATCCTTTCAATACTGCATTCGGTTTTTATCCTATGAGTTCTTTTACTTCTTCATCAAGTGCTTTTGCGTTTGGTTTGTTTAAGATTTACCCCTATTCTCCTTTAGTTGCAGGATCAGGCTCCAGTACGTGTGGTTATACTCTTTGGGCGTCTTTTGAAGATATTCAATTAATTAGTGCAGCTGTTCCTCAATCTGGTCGAGGATTTACACAAAGTATTCGTAGAAAGAATGAAACTGATCAAGAGCAGGTCTCATCAAATATGGGACCTATTTCTTCGGCTTTGATGAGAGTAAAAGGAGCTTCGGATGTATTTACACGAGTTCCCTTACTTTCAACTTATGCTTCTATGACTTCTTGGTATTCGGAAATTCTAGCCGGTGCTGCTTCAGCTTTTGGTTGGAGTAAACCTATTAATTTAGAACATTCTGGCAGAGTAACTCAAAATTATCTTCCCTATTCCTCTAATACTGATGGCCCTGATGAATCTTTTCCGCTTTCTTTTTCTTATAAGAATCAAGTCGGTAAAGCTCAGGGATTTTCCGGTACTGATGTGGATGAAATGGATTTTTCTTTTCTTTGTACTATTCCCGTTTTTAATTCTATTACCAATTGGATACCTGCAGATGTTTCTGGAACTGCAGTGTTAACTATACCCGTTAGACCTTTAGCTCTTTTAGTTACTCGCACTGTTACAGCAGTTACCCTTGCTGATATTGGTCCTTATCAATTGATAGCAAATATGTTTGAACAGTGGAGAGGTTCCATGGTGTATAAATTAAAATTTGTTAAGACAGAATTTCATTCTGGTAGATTGGCAGTTTCTTTTTCACCCGTTAATCAAGTTACAGGCTCTTCTGTTATTCCTACTGTAGCTCAAACTACATTCCTTCATCGTCAAATTATTGATATTAGAGAATGTAATGA